ACATTCATCCGATACTTCATTCTACGGAGATACACCTAGCCCACATGCACAACGTATAGTGGAATTGACCGGTGCGATAGCCGACAACATTAAACTGAACCAAGCCATGCAAGTAGAAATGTTTGAATCAAAAGCCGACCCGGTCAACAACCCTGCTCATTACACAGTAGGTGGAATAGAGACGATTGACTTCATCGAAGCCAAGCAGTTGGGGTACAACCTCGGCAATGTGATTAAGTATCTGACTCGTGCCGACCACAAAGGCAACAAGATGGAAGACTTACGCAAAGCTCAGTGGTACTTGGCACGCGAGATCAATTCGCTCAAGTGACACCTAACATTTGTTAGAACTAAGCCCGCCTAGTGCGGGCTTTTTTTCGTCTGCACTATTGACAAAGTAAAAAGTTGTGCTATTATTCAGTTTGAAAACAACTGGAGTGTTAGATGGCAACCACACCCGAAGCCAAGGTCAAAACAAAGATCAAGGCAATCCTCAAAGCCCACAACGTCTACTACGCCATGCCTATCGGTACTGGCTACGGCAATAGTGGCGTCCCCGACTTCTTGTGTTGCGTGAACGGCAAGTTCCTAGCGATCGAAGCCAAGGCTGGCAAGGGGCAAGCGACCGCGCTACAACTAAAGAATATGCAAGCGATCAATGCGGCTGGCGGTTACACGTGCATCATTCGTGAGGACAACCTCGAATACCTAACAAATGTTATAGCGGAGTGCATGCAGTGAACATATTAACGATTGACTTTGAGACATATTATTCTCGTGAGTTCTCCCTAACAAAAGTTACCACGGAGGAATACGTTCGTAGCCCTGAGTTCGAAACTATTGGCGTAGCCGTACAGGTAGACGATGGTGAGCCCGAGTGGTTCAGTGGCGATGGTGAAGCCATGCACCAGTTCCTCAAGAAGTTTGATTGGGCGAACAGTTTGGCGTTAGCGCACAACGCCCCGTTCGATGGCGCGATTTTGAAGTGGGTCTACGGACTCAGCCCCAAAGGTTGGCTTGACACTTTGTCTATGGGCAGAGCCCTGCATGGCACTAACGTAGGCGGTAGCTTGAGGGTGCTATCAGACTTCTACGGGCTTGGCGAGAAGGGTACAGAGGTAGAAAATGCACTAGGTCTGAGGCGTCAGGACTTCAGCCCCGAACAGTTAGCTCGCTATGGTGAGTACTGTAAGAACGACGTTACGCTTACGTGGGAATTGTTTAACGCAATGTCCGCTGGCTTCCCGCCTATTGAGTTGCGCCTGATTGATTTGACTGTGCGCATGTTCACCGAGCCTGTGTTGCAGTTAGATGCAAGACTTCTGAGAGACCATTTAATGTGGGAGAAACAACGCAAACATGAACTGCTTGAAAATTTTGCCAAAGATGATTTGATGAGCAACAATAAGTTTGCGGAGATATTGATTGCGTATGGCGTAACGCCCCCGATGAAGACAAGCCCCACGACAGGCAAGCAGACCTATGCGTTCTCTAAGGCAGACGAAGCGTTCAAAGATTTGCTTGAGCATGAGAATCCACAAGTTCAAGCTTTAGTGGCAGCGAGATTGGGCACTAAGTCTACGATAGAAGAAACAAGGACTGAAAGGTTTCTTGGTATTGCCGAGCGTGGCTCACTGCCTGTGCCCCTACGCTACTATGCCGCCCACACCGGAAGATGGGGCGGGGATGACAAATTAAATCTGCAAAACCTACAACGCACATCTCCGCTGAAGAAGGCAATCATTGCCCCGGACGGATACATGATGATCGATTCAGATTCATCACAAATTGAAGCACGTACGCTCGCATGGCTTGCGGAACAGAATGACTTAGTTGACGCATTTGATAGGGGCGAAGATGTATACAAAATCATGGCATCTGCTATCTATGGCAAGGACGTCACGAAGATTACAAAGGACGAGAGATTCGTTGGTAAGACCACTATCCTTGGTTGTGGGTATGGCATGGGGGCGAAGAAGTTCCAAGCGCAACTCAAAAACTTTGGAGTGGAGATTACATTGGTCGAAGCAACACGGATTATCGACACGTACCGCGCAACGTATCCGAAGATTGTTGAGCTATGGAAGTCTGCGGCGTCAGCCCTAAAGTCCATACTACAGAAACAGCACACCACGCTAGGCCGAGGCGGTATTTTAAAGGTTGAAGGCGTCAAAGGTATTCTGCTACCCAACACCTTGTACTTGCGTTACCCCAACTTGCGTAAGCTCCAAGACGATGACGGCGAGATCGAACTTGTATACGATACTAAGAAGGGCAAAGCAATTATTCCAACACGTATTTACGGTGGCAAAGTAATTGAGAACGTGTGCCAAGCGTTAGCTCGCATCGTGATCGGTGAGCAGATGCTATTGGTTGCTAAGAAGTACCGAGTCGTAATGACTGTGCATGACGCCATCGCTTGCATTGCGCCGACTGAACAAGTTGAAGCCGCTAAAGAATACGTCGAGATATGCATGCGCACCCGCCCGAATTGGGGTATGGAGTTACCACTGAACTGTGAGGCAGGGTACGGAGAGAGTTATGGAGCATGCTGAAAATGGTATGCGCATACTGTGGAAGTACATCAATAAGAAGACAAGGGACGTCCACTTCTCGTGGGAGCGTTGGAGCAGAGGCGACGCCTACGGATTTTGGGAATTCAGATTACCACCTGAGCAGGAGTAAGGTATGAACACAGAAGAAAAGAAAGCACTCAAGGCCGCCCATAACAAAAAGTATCGTGATGCTAACAAAGAACTTATAGCCGCCAACCAAAAGAGATATCGCGAGGCTAATAAAGAACTTGTGCGAGAACGAAAACGCGCTTACCGAGAAGCTAATAAGGAACGTATAGCCGCAAAGAAAGCCGCCGATGCAAAAACGGAACATGGTCGTGCGTTAGATAAAGCAAGGGGTGAGCGATACAGAGCCGCCCATCCTGAGCGAGTACGTGAACTGCACCGGATAGCAAGTGCTAAGCGTGCGCCATTAGCAAAACAAGAAGCCAAACAAAGACGTATTGAACTAAGGGACAGTTATGTAGCGCAGATTCTTAGTATGCCAACTAATTTAGTACCGCCGGAGATTATTGAGGCCGAGCGTATTCGGCTAAAGATTAAGCGCAAGGTGCAAGAGCTAGATAACGATCGCACTGAGAAAAAGTGTAGTACTTGCAGAGAGTACAAACCGCTGATTTCATTTGGTAGAAGTCGTGGAACTAAAGATGGTCATTCGTATGAATGTCGATTGTGTAGCAGAGAAAGAAAAAGGAAGGATAGATATGAAAAAGGATTAACTTACACACCAAGAAAGTTTGACGAGTTTGGACGCAGGGTAAAGCATACACCCGAGGAACTAAAAGAGGCTAAAAACGCCCATGCACGAAAAGTATATGCACTTAATAAACAAAGGAAGAGAACATGAAACACATCAGCGAATTAACAGTACAACTATCTGACCTGTACGAAGGGCTTAAAAACGGCACGATTGAAGTAAAGGTTGCCGCCGAGATGAATAACACTGCGGGTAAGATTATCCATACGCAACGAGTGCAGTTAGAATATGCCGCGCTACGCAAAGAGGAGCCGGACATTGCGTTCATGAAGACCAAAGTTAAAAAGGCGGTTGCAGTGTGACTTGGCCTTTCCCGCCCTTCCCAAACCCCAAGGACAAGGGCACTCACGTGCCCAAGTTCAACCCTGACAACCACGAGGAGACACCGATATGACACTAATGGATAAAGCATGTTACGAGCGTGGGTGCGCTCACTACGATTACCGCGACAAAGAGCATACTGTGAAAGTCGCGCAACTTAGCGATATACGTAACCAAGTACTAGAAGAAGTTGCGCATGAGTTTGACTGCATGCGTATTGCTTTCGGGGACACCGCCGCAAGTTTTGCAACGTATGTTAGGGAAATGAAAAATGATTAAGTACGACGGATATGACGAAGCAATCATAGGCCCAGCAAGTACTTGGCGTGATGGTACTACCGTAACAGTATTAGTATACGATGCTGAGAAGATACGGGAAATCCTGATGCGAGACGGTATGGACGCCGAGGAAGCACGGGAGTTCATTGAGTTCAACATTGAAGGCGGCTATTTAGGGATTGAAACCCCTGTGCTAGTTTGGCCTAACGACATTTGGGATGAGTCATGAGTATTGTTTGGTCATTCAGTAGCCTGAAAACATTTCAGCAGTGCCCTAAAAAGTACTACCACACCAAGATAGCACGGGACATTATTGAACCTGATACACAGGCAACACTGTATGGCAAGACGGCTCATACCATAGCCGAAGAATACATTCGAGACGGAACCCCGATCCCCCCACAGTTTGCGTATATGCAAGCTACCCTAGACGTCTTAAAAGAGATCCCCGGAGAGAAGTTATGCGAAGTGAAACTTGGGTTGACAAAGGATTTAGAAAGTTGCGATTTCGATGCACCCAATGTGTGGTGGCATGGGATAGCCGATTTGGTGGTTATCAATCGGGAGACTGGGACGGCTCACTCGGTCGACTACAAGACAAGCAAGAGTGCGAGATATGCGGATGTGAAGCAACTCGATCTCGTGGCCTGTGGCCTATTCGCGAAGTTTCCGGAAATCCGGAGGGTGAGGTCTGCTCTCCTTTTCGTGGTGAGCAAAGAGTTTGTGAGAGCTGAACACCATGCCGAGATGGTTCCCAAGTACATAGAAGCCCCCTCTCGAGATGTTGCAAGAATTGAAGCGGCGTTGGAAAATGGGGTATGGAATCCAATCCAAGGCCCACTGTGCAAGTTCTGCTCAGTGAAACAATGTGAATACAACAGGAACTAACATGCCCTACGTAAACAAACCCCGCCCCTACAAGAAAGAATATCAGCAGCAGATTGCTCGTGGCGAAAGCCCAGAACGATTAGAACGTCAACGTGCTAGAGAAGGTATAGATAAGAAAAATGCAGACAAGAACAAAGATGGACGTGCTGACGTCCGCGAAGGCAAAGATGTTGCTCATATCAAGGCACTATCTAAAGGTGGCACAAACGGGAACGGAGTCAAACTTCAAACCCCATCGGCTAACCGATCATTCAAGCGTGGCTCAAACCATAAAGTTATATCAGAAACCAGCGCAAAAGAGCGCAAGAAGAAATGAACCTATCAGAGTATACGTGGCCTCGTCCCCCGGGGTTCACGCCGTTCGAGCATCAGAAGACAACAGCAGAGTTCCTTACAACAAACCGTAGGGCATTCTGCTTCAATGAGCAGGGTACAGGTAAGACGGCATCAGTAATTTGGGCAGTCGACTACCTCATGACCATTGGATTAGTGAAGCGTGTATTAGTGATCTGCCCTTTGTCGATCATGAAGTCGGCTTGGCAGAACGACTTGTTTAAGTTTGCCATTCACCGAACCGTATCGGTTGCTCACGGAGCCGCACGTAAGCGCAAAGAAATTGTAGAAGCTGGCGCTGAGTTCGTCATCATTAACTTTGATGGCGTTAATATTGTTAAGAAAGAAATCATGGCGGGTGGGTTTGACCTCATCGTTGTAGATGAAGCGTCAGCTTACAAGAACGCACAGACCGAGCGTTGGAAAGACTTGCGTGATCTAACAAAAGTTATCAAGGGTCTGTGGATGTTGACTGGTACGCCTGCCGCGCAATCACCTGTGGATGCTTACGGATTGGCAAAGCTTGTAAACCCAACACAAGTATCACCTTTCTTTGGTCAGTTCCGAGACACAGTGATGATGAAGCTCACCATGTACAAGTGGATACCGAAGCCGACCGCAGAGTTAATTGTGCATAAGGCATTGCAACCCGCAATTCGATTTGAGAAAGCCGACTGCCTCGATCTGCCGCCCGTTACATTCGTTGAGCGAGATGCACCATTGACTCCGCAGCAGATTAAGTTCTACAACATACTAAAGAAGCAGATGATGATTGAGGCTGCTGGCGAAGAGGTATCAGCAGTTAACGCTGCCGTTCAAATTAACAAACTCTTGCAAATAGCTGGAGGTGCGGTGTATACGGATACGGGCGAAGTGGTTGAGTTCGACGTGAGTAGTAGGCTCAACGTAGTGCAAGAAGTGATTGAAGAGTCAAGCCACAAGGTGCTCGTGTTTGTTCCGTTCACGCATACCATAGAGTTGCTCGAGAAGCACTTGACCAAGAACAACATTACGTGCGAAGTAATTAACGGTTCGGTTTCTGTAAACAAACGATCAGACATTGTCAAGAAGTTTCAAGAACAGACTGAGCCAAAAGTATTAATCATTCAACCGAAGGCGGCGTCACACGGGTTAACACTAACCGCCGCTAACACAATCATTTGGTATGCTCCATGCACAAGTGTTGAGACGTACTTGCAAGCTAACGCACGTATTGACAGGCCGGGCCAAGTTAATAACATGACTGTGGTACATATCAAGGGTAGTCCCATTGAGGCCAAGATGTACACGATGCTTCAGGGCAATATCAACAATCATCAGAAAGTAATTGATCTGTACAAGCAAGAAATTTCTTCGGAAGCTCTTGACAATGTAAAAAGTTAGAGTACACTTGTATTTGTGTGGCAGTGGTGGGCAATGGGTTAGCGCCATTGTGACGGTAAATGTTTTGAAAACACTGCTTCATGTGAACTGCTACTGCCGCACACCCAACCATTAGGAGAATTAGATGAATGAAGACACAGCTACCCCCGTAGATTTGGACAAATTAGCCAAAATCTATATCAAGATCAGAGACAAACGTGCCGAAAATACGCGCATGTTTAACGCTGAAGACAACGACCTCAAAGAGCAAATGGATGTACTAGAAGTACAGATGCTCGATGTATGCAAAGACATGGGTGCTAATAGCATCCGCACTTCACACGGCACAATTATTCGTTCAGTAAAAACAAAATACTGGACAAACGATTGGGATTCTCTGTATGAAGTGGTTAAAGAGCATGATGCGTTTGGTGTTTTGTTTAAAGCAATAAACCAGACCAACATGAAGCAATTCCTCGAAGATAACCCTGATGTACTACCAAAAGGGCTCAACGTGGAAAGTGAATATTCCATAATAGTTAGACGTTCAAAGGAAAAATGAAATGAGTAACCTTACCATCATCAATCAAGAACTCCCCGACTTCCTGCAAACCGCAGGTGTTAGTGAGCTTACAAAGCAACTCGCCGGTAAATCCGGTGTTAAACGCATCGTGCCTAAAAACGGAATCTTCCGTAAGACGGTCGGTGGCGAAGAGATGGGCAAGATCAAGGGTAGCTTAAACGCTATTGTTGTTAACGCCTCACCACATGTTGGTCGTATCTTCTACGCAAAGACATGGAGTCCTGATGCCGAGCCGACTGCGCCCGACTGTTTCTCTAATGACGGACGTACACCCGATGCAAGTGCGGCTAACCCACAAGCTGAGCGTTGCGACAACTGCCAACAGAACATCAAGGGTTCAGGCATGGGCAACTCTAAGTCTTGCCGTTACTCGCGCCGTATTGCGATTGTGTTGGAAGAAGACTTTGGTACTTCATTGCAAGGTGAGGTCTATCAAATGAACTTGGCATCCAAGTCATTGTTCGGTGAAGGTGCAGGGGATAACACCCACACCTTTGAAAACTACTCTAAGTATTTGTCTAACAACGGCAAGAGCTTGGACTACGTTATTACGCAGATCAGTTTTAACGAAGAGAACGACAACCAATCCGTGTTGTTTACGCCGACTGGCTACATTAACAAAGCACAGTACGCTGTGACTAGCGAAGTAGCTAAGAAGCCTGACGTGCTGAAGATGGTAGTTATGACACCGTATCAAGCAGACATGGCGGGCAAGCAAGCCAAGTTGGATGCGCCTAAGCCTCTGGGCAAGATGTTTGAAGAAGACGAAGCAAAGGCAATGGCTAAGACCAAGGCCGAGTCTGCTATCGACGAGCCAGTCAAGCGCCCCGCCAAAGCCGAGCCAAAGCCCACAGTTAAGAAAGACCTTGACTCTGTGGTGAAAGCTTGGAGTGACGAGGATTAAATATGCCCTACGGTTACAGCCAAAGCTTGGTGTACGCAAATAAAAAAGCAAGCATTAAGTCTTTGGGTGTGGCCTTGGGTCGTGTTTGTATTCGTGCAGACATAAGCGTTAGCGAAGTTGCAGAAGCCTTCGGGGTATCTCGAATGA